CAATGACCAGCAAATTCCCCGTGATCGGATCAACCTGCATGTCGGTTTCGAACGGAACGCGGCTCATGTAGTTCAGGCCCGGCTTGTCGGTCTTGATGAACCATGCGAACGCCGAGGTCAGGAAGTCCATGACCTGATAACCGTCAGGAATGCCGCCGCTGGTGATCGTCGCATTCACATCGTTGTTGGCTGTGGAAGGACGAAGTTCCGTCTTGTAGAGACGCTCCATCACATATTCCAACTGCATCGGAACGATGACCTTGCGGCCACGGGCGAAAATCTTGATATTTGCTTCGTTCACGAACTGGCGGATATTGATAAGCTGCGACTGGATCGATGCTTCGTTCAAATCCAGCGGAGTTGCCGGAGCATTCGCCCATGTGCCGCCATCGACAGGATGATTGGTAGCGCAAAGAGCCACGCCATCGCCGCCGACGCTTGACTGATAGGTAAAGGCACCGTTGAGAACGCCTGCGCCAAAGATTTCCTTGGTCTGGCCGAAAGAATCCATCAAACCGAGATTCGAAGGATTAAACTGTTCCTTGTACAAGTTATCATCGATTGATTTACGCGTGATCGAATAACCAAGGCCAATTTCATTATGTTCTTGGTTAAACACCCAGCGTTCGCCGCCAGCGTTATCGAACGCCGTAGCGCCGCCTTCGTTCTTGATCGAGGCGAGACCGAGATAACGCATCGCAACCGAGCGTTCCAAGGCCATTTTCGAATTACGTTTCTCGAAAACGGTTGACCACTGCGTCGGGATCATCTCGTACTGGCCGGTGAGCTCATACAGGCCCGGGAGCAGCAGGTCTCGAATACTAGATAAATTTATGGACATCTGATTAGACCCCCGTCGTCTGGTTGTATGTCTGGGTATTGATCTTCACGATCACCACGTCATAAGCCGAAGTCGGATCGTTGTTTGGCGCTCCACCAAACCCAACGATGCGGAAGGGCAGCGTGTTCGTGGTGCTGATCGTTGTGACATCGAGGTAGGCCTGGCTGACGCCGGAGCCGTTAACGGGATTGCCCTGACCGCCGAAGGTCACGTTCAGTCCCACATTGCCGAAAACGATGCCAGTGGTCGAACTATTGCCAGCCTGAACTTTGTAGGTGGCCTGCGGATCGACAATGATCGACGCGAGAATGCTGCCGGAAAGTCCTGTTGACTGACCATACCACGCTGGCTGCCAAAGGACTTTTTGCTGGGAGGTATCGTAATATTCAAGGCCATCGAAGATGCCAAGAATAGGGTTGCTGGTGGACAGGGCGATGTCGATATAGCCCGTCGAAAGCTCAATGACGGGATCGCCCTTGCCGATTTTGTTGGTGTTGTTCGAGGCAATTTGCCGAGAAACGACAACATAATTGGGGGAAGCACCGGTAATCGTGCTCGACTGCTGAAAGCCGAACGGGGCTTGAATATTCGACATGAAGCCAAAACTCCACAATGCGATTTGGCTCACGCTTTGCCAGATCAGTTGCGGTTCGTTTTGGGTTCTAACCCTGCTTTATCGTGCGTAGGATTTCCGGCTCATGCCGAATTATGCGTTGAATGCTGACTCGTGCCAGCCGCATAATGCTACCCCTCTACAGGGGGGATGGACGCAATTTTATATGGAATATGGATTGTCGTCAAGAGCGATTTTTAGTCACTTGGAATTTCCATCGTTCTCTTGATCTTCGGCTTATTACGCTCCATCTGCCCTGGCTGCGTCATGCCGAGTTCTTGCAGTTTCCCGCTGATCTGATTATCGGCTTTAGCCTTATCCTTGCGGCGACGAGCCTCAGTAATCTCAACCGGACGCTCCATAAGAATCATTTCATCCAAAATAATCGGCTGATCGTCTTTCACGCCGAAACGGGGAATGCGATTGCCGGGAACAGCCGTGAAATAACCGCGCAATTGCAGGTTATTCTGATGCGATGCGTCCGATTTTCCGCGAATCTCATACCGTTTCCATTCCGGTGCCATGCCGCGTTCGGCAAAATCGGCGCGTTCTTCTTCGGTAAGATCGAAACGATTATCCTCGTCATAATCATTCAGCATGGCATCGGCTTCGGCGCGAGTCATGCGCTGAGTTTCACGTTGCGGTGCGCGTTCGGTCATTTTCGGCCTCCCTACAGGGCGTTTGGCGGGTGTTTCGGTATCAGGCATATTTTCCATTTTAGAGTTTTCCCTGTTCCTTGAGAGCCTTCATGTTATCGGCGTATTTCACATACGCATCCTGTGGTTTCAGATTAGGGAAGCTTATCAGCGCAGCTTCAGCCTGATCCGCCGTCAACTGGATGCGCTTGCCGCTTCCAGAATTACCGATTTGCTGCGAACCACCACGCGATACCGGGGCAGCAGTAGAAGATTTCGGCGCGGTTTGTGTTTGCCGTACCTGCGGCTTCGGCGGTTCAACTGGCTCGTCCATATCGTCCTCTTGGGTTTGCTGAATTTCAACACGGGTTGTCGGATTAATTGCTTCGTCAAGCCGCTTGAAATATTCTTGGCTATCGACTTCCACATCATCAGCAACAGCCATGTTATGCGCCGCCAGAACACGGGCGTTAACCTTTTTATCGCTAAGGAAAGCCGGATTTTTGCGAATCCATTGCTTTGCCGGATCGGAATAAACAGCAAGAGGATCGGATTTCGCACGTTCAAGCTTGGCAGTTTCGGCGGTCTTATAATTCTCCAATTGGCTTTTCTGCGTTTGCGCATTGTCCAGTTTATACTGCGCTGAAGCGATAAGACGGCTGATCTTGGAAGCCTCGCCGAATTTACCTTCTTCCATAAGCGCCGTCTGTTGCTTTTCCAAGCCGTCGATTTCAGCCGTTGCCGCAACAATCGCGTTCTCAATCGCGCTTTCCTGCGCCGAGAAACGCTGGCTTACTTCGTTGCCGAGCTTGTTGCCAAGTTCGCGCTTTGATTCCCGCTCACGGGCAAGTTCTTCATTCCGTGCTTTAATTTCCTCGTCGCGCTGCTTAATTTGTTCGCGCAGGGCGTTAAGTTGATCGTCCGTAACCTGATTTTCAGGCTTCGTCTGCGTTTGTTCGTCACTCATTAGACCTCCAAAGCTTTTGTGAGAAATTCCTTCTTCTTCTTCGAAACGAAGCAGCGTTGCGTGATCTGATCGGTCAGCGAAGCCAAGAGCGCCTTTGCTTCGGCCATGAGATTCTGGTTAGCCGCCAATCTCTTTTTCAAATCCCCTATTTGCGGTGATACGTCGCCATTTTTGACCACGGCCTGCTCGTAGCATTTTGAGAGGAGATAATTGAGCTGATCGGTGGTCATCACCACACCATATCCGGCTCAGAAATAATCAACTTAATCCCGCTCTCGTGCATCAAACGGCATGGCTGCACTTCGGTCGAAGAAACGCCGATCTTGAATGAGAAGCCCTGACTCTTTTTCACGGCAACCCAATCGCCAACTTGTGGCTTACGATCACCGTATTTATGGGTTTCATCCTCGACGAACGCCAGCACTCCCATCTTTAGGATCACGCAAGCCAGCCCCTGATACTCATCTTCTTGACGGCTTTGTTGCGCGAGAAGAAGACCGCCTTTTGTTTTCTCGGGACGCATATAAACGCCAAGCAAAACATCTTCGCCCATGACGTGAATTTCATCGATGAATGGCTTCATCCGGTCAATGATTTCCTGCTTCGGATCAACGTCATGCTGCATTCGCATTAGTGGCATTATTCCTCCTCCGCTCGTGGTGGGTTTCTAAGCTCGATATAATCTTTTTGAAAGCCGATTATGTCCTGAAGAGCTTTGAGATATCCGCGAATAAATTCAATATTATCGGCTTTAAAATCGCCTCTTAAAATAAAATTAAGTTTCCCATGTTGGGCTTTTTCGATGCAGGAATTGACGTAATCAAGCTGGTCTGACATTTTCCATCCATTGCGCGGATCAACCGTAATACCTACGGCGATGTTTGGGATTAACCGTTCTTGTATTTCTTCTGGTTTGCAGTTTTCTCTTCACGACCCTCACCACTAGCAGCCCCAGCCGTGTAGTGACCAATCTTGCCATCGACAACCTTGCCGCCCTTTTTCATCGTCGGGGGCCGCATACCGGCATTCATCATCGGAGGCGCAACGCCCGGAGCCATAGGAGGACGGGGAGCCATTTGAGGAGGCGGAATAGGAGCGCCAACGGAAGGCATCGGCGCGGCATCACCGCGTCCGGGCGCAACCATGATATTGATTTTCGTATGGGGCTTGCCGCCGCCCTTGAGGCGTGATTTCTTATCAGGTCGTGATCCGGACTTTTCCGCTGCGGCAATACCGCCTGATTTCAGTTTAAGTTTCGTGTGCTTGCCATCATGCTCATGATTTTCATGTTGCGTCACAGCGTCTTTCACAATCGCTTTGACCTTATGCGCTTCGCTGAAACCGCCGCCCGATGATCGTTTAGCGGCATAACCAGCGCCACGAAGCATGTTGTGGGCTTTGGTTCTATGCTTGCCGTCCGTCGCGTGAGTCAGCATTTAAAACTCCGAGCCGCCGAATGTTTGTTGGGGGGCGATACCATTCTTAACAGAATCAAGCGCCTTGTGCAAGAAGGCTGCCTTCCTGTCCGCATCCTGATGCGCATTATCGGCATGGCGGTCAGCGTCTTGGTGCGCCCCCTGATGGGCAATCTTCATGCGCTCCGTTTCTTCGCGCATCGCGGCTATCTTCTCGCGGGATTGGTTCGCAGCCAGTTCGAGTTGCGCATCTGTCTGTTGCTGCTGCTGTTCCGTCTTGGCATGAAGAACTTCTTGCGCCGCCTCACGCTGCTGCTGATCCTGCTTCATTTTCAGCTCTTGAGCCTTTAACGCCAACATCTGCGGGGCTGCGGCTGCGGCAGGATTTTGAGGTGGAGCGTCAGGTGGAGGGGGCGGCGGCGGCTCATGCGTGAAATCATCCGCATCGTTAATACCGATATTACGCAGCGCTCGACGATGCACCTTAAGCTTATCGTAGATATCTGGATTTTGCGAAGCCAGCGTTACAAGCGCCATGCTTATCATGATCCTGCTTGCCTGACTGGGTATATTAGGATCGCTCTGCGGCAACATCTCATACCGCTCGATCTGTTCCTTCGTCCACGTCCTCGCCGGATTCTTCGCCCAGCGCGTCAGCGACTCAGGGTCTTCCTCAAACAACTCCTTCAGCAAGCTAAATTCCATCGCTTGCGCGTGGTGCATACGCTTATGCACAGCAGCCATGATCTTCGTCTGCTGTTCAATCATCGCCATGATCGTGCCGACGGGAACATTCGTGCGGCCTTCGCCGCTTTGAATGGCGACAGCGCCTGAAATCCCCTGTACGCCTTTGTTTACCAACTCGACAAACTGCATAAACACAGGGCTAACATCCTTGTACGGTAGCGCCATGATTGCCTTGCGGATATCGTCCATAGGCCCTGTGTCGATTTCAACAAATTCCCCCGGCCCAGGATTAATCTCATTCGTTGTCTGCCGCGTTCCCTTGACGCGCATACCGCCGGGAAAATTCGCCATCATCCCGCCATCCATCATGATGCGCCAAGCCGCCGTCATCGCCCGCGTCTGGTTGCCGAGAAGATGCAGAAAACCAAGACACAGAAAGCCAAGACCTGGCACAAACCCATACATCACGAAACGCTGGCGCTTCTTAAAGTCCTTGTCGCCTTCGCGCCAGTTGCGGTGTATCTCCAAGACCTTGCGGCTGTCTTTCTCAATCGTCACGCGATACGGCAGATATAGGCCGTCTTCCTGCCCTTCATCGGGAAAATTATATTCCGTTGGATTCAATTCGGTGTAGCACTCATACACTTCAAACGGCGTATCTTTCGGCCTTTGCGTCGTGGCCGCTATGCCCTGCAAGATTTTCTGCTTTGTATCGACGGGATTATAAGTCTGTTGCGGCGGCATCAAATCAACATCGCGCCATGCACCGCTAACCTGCATCCGTTTCATATCAGGATGTGAAATCTTAATGCGTTGCGTTACACGAATAGCATCTTCAAGGCTCACGGCGTCTTCGGAAACGATCAAGTCAGTTAACAACACGCATTCGCTAACCGGACGTTTCTTGATTGGATGGCGATAGACCTTCTTAAATAACGTTCCGCCATAGCCAAGGCTGAATAGACCGCGATCCATATCAGGATAATATTCAGGCGCACCGTTGGTCAGGTAAGCGTTGCAATCTTCCTCGAACGCATTGGCCGTATCATCGGATTCCTTGTTGTTGCCGCCTATCACCTGAACTTTAACCGGGCCGGATGCAGGCAGCATTTCGCCCAAAGCCGTGCTTTGAAACGTCACCACGGATTCCAGCAATATCGGATGGCGGATAGTCGAAACGTTCTTGCGAGTTTGTTTGTTTGCTCTGTCCTCAATCTTGAGTCCAAGCAAATCCAAACCCTTGCTGTAGGTTTCCAGAAGTTGCTGCCTTGATTGTATATCGGCATCGATGCCGTCCAACAGTTCTTGGCACAAATTCGATAACGTCATGTCATCAGGATCAATGGCTAGATTGTCATCGAATGACGTTGATCCCTCGTCATTATCGTTATCACCGCCAATATCAACGCCAATGACAACGGAGCCATCCGGCAGCGTTTCAACATTCGTGCCGTCTTCCGCCGTGGCTATCTGCGGCGTAGGTTCCGGCGGCGCTGGCATATCGACAGGGCCAATGGGAGGCAATTCCGGCGGCGGCGGAAGTGGTGCCGGAACAGGACTGTAAACCAAACGTCCTTCGGCATCGCGGGTGACGGCCATGCGTTCTCCATTGAAATTCAGGGAGAACGCCTCCGGCTTGCCCATAC